AAACTTTAGCCACTGCTATAGAAAAAATTAATAAAGATAAAACAAGATAATTATGGCAGGAATAGTCGCGGGAATGAAAAACTTTAGTAATCTGGGAACGGCTTTTTCAAACAACCCAGCCCTTAAAGCTGTGCAGCAAGCCCAACTAAGAAAAAAAGCTCAGGAGGCAAATCAAACAGCAGGAGTTGCAGGAGCAGCGTCCGTTTCAATGGTGTCACCAGAAGCATCAAATACAGACATAACTGGATTAGAGTCTAGAATAGCTGCATTAGAGTCCGCTCCTTCATCTATGTCTCCGCAGGCAATAGCTACAGGAGAAGCAATGTTTGGAAATCAAGATCAAAGAAATAATTCAATAAATAATCCTTCTAATAGTGCATTAATTTAAAAAAAATATGGAATATACAAAAAAACCAATAGCTAACGCAACAGGTAAAGCTTCAGGAGAAGTAGGAGAAAGTGCTTTATGGGATGGACCCTTGAGTCAAATGGGGAGACCTCACGGTAAAGGTTCTTCTTCAGGAATAAGAGGTATGGAGATATTAAAATACCCATGCAGTTACGAGTCTAAACCTATTACCGAGTGTGCCAAGAAAGGAAGGTACAATGAGTCTTACTAAAAATTTTAGTAAATCTGAATTTGATTGTAACTGTGGGTGTGATATGCCGGAAGAAGTTTTGATGGAAATTCAAAAGCTAGCTGGGCAATTGCAGCACATTAGGGATTTCATAAGAAAACCTATTAAACTAACAAACGCATACAGGTGTCCAGAACATAATAAAAAGGTTGGGGGAGTTTCAAATTCTCAACATATTTTAGGCAAAGCAGCAGATATTCAAGTAAGCGGATTAGATCCGTTAGAGGTTTATAAAACTATAGATAATTTATCTGAACACGGACATATATTACAAGGAGGTCTTGGTAAATACAATGCCTTCACTCATTACGATATACGAAAAACTAGAGCCCGTTGGGATAAAACAGTAGAATAATGGCAGTTAAGAAAAAAGCAGCACCTAAAAAAAGAGGCAAAGCCCCATCACGTAAGAAATCAAAAGGAAATTACGCAAAAGTAAAAAAGGGCAAAGGCACAGGTAAAAAAGCCGGAGGAGGAATGACGGCTAAAGGGGTTGCTAAATATCGTAAAGATAATCCAGGTAGTAAATTAAAAACTGCTGTGACTACACCTCCTTCAAAATTAAAGAAAGGCAGTAAGGCTGCTAAAAGACGTAAATCATTTTGCGCAAGATCTAAAGGCTGGAAGTCAGAAAGAGGATTAGCCGCGCGAAGAAAATGGAACTGTTAGCATGAAAAATAAAAAAAATTGTGGATGCTTCAGTAAGTACATGAAGCCTTCTATAAAAGGAACTAAAGGGTCAAAAGGCAGAAATGGCTGGGATGCAAAGCCGGTATTTAGAATAACCAATCCAGGTAGAAGATGAAAAAGAAAACAAACAAAGACGCTTGCTATTATAAAATAAAAGGCAGCTATAAAGTATTTCCGTCGGCTTACGCTAGTGGAGCGATCGCAAAATGCCGTAAGAACAAAGGTAAGAAGTAATGGCTGTTCGTAAAACAAAAAAAGGTGCTTCTTTAAAAAGATGGTTTAAAGAAAAGTGGACTGACGAAAAAGGTAATGTTTGCGGATCTACTAAAAATAAAAAAACCAAAAAGTGCAGACCCTCTAAAAGAGTAAGTTCAAAAACTCCAAAAACCTGGAAAGAAATGTCTCCAGCTGAAAAGAAAAAAGCTGTAGCGGAAAAGAAAAGAACAGGCATGGGTAAAAGAACTTCTTCTTTAAAAAGAAAAAAGAAATGAGTAAGAATCCAAATGCTAAAAAAAACGGGGGCGAAGGAACAGCTGTAGGGAAAGCATTAAGGTTCTTAGCTGCTCAAGGAAAAAAGTTTGCGCCAGAACTGCTAGATATGGCAGGATCATTAACTGGGGTTGAAGCATTAAGCAAATTAGGCGATGCAATTAAAGGAGATCCTGAATTATCTGAATTAGATAAAAAAATATTGCTCGCGGAGCTGGAAACAGATGCAGTAAGAGAACAAGAGATAACTAAACGTTGGGAAGCGGATTTGCATTCAGATAGTTGGTTATCAAAAAACGTACGACCATTAACATTGTCATTTTTATTAGTATGCATGTTTCTGTTCGTTATATTAGATAGCACAGATTCAATACCATTTAACATAGATCCAGAATGGATTGATCTTCTCAAAGCACTTATGATAACCGCTGTCGGAGGTTACTTTGTCGTGAGATCAGGAGAAAAAATAACAAACAAACTAAAAAAATAAACAGATAGGACTGTATAAACCTAAGCCAAAATTAACACTAACACTAACACTAACACTAACACTAACACAAAAAATGGCAAAATTTATCGAAATTACAGTAACAAGCGCAACTGCTCACGTAGCTGGTAAAAAATTAATTAATGTAGAAGATGTATCAACGGCTTTTTGTAGTGCCGCTAATGCAGTTAAACTGTTTTTAGGAACAGGATCAAAGCACGTATTGCTTACAACAACTGCTGCTAAAGGCATTGATGTATTAAATGCTATTAATGCAGCTATGACAGCTAATCCTGGCGGAATCAAAGCTAAGGTTCAATTAGCTGCTGGTATTGAAGTTACAGCATTAAGCGTAGCATAATAAAATAATTATAGTCTTGCGGGATTAATATCTCGCGAGGCTATTATTAATAATATAAATATGGCTTTTAAAATTAGCGCTCCTTATAAAATATTTAACACCCCTATTTATCATAAAGATTTAGGTGGTGATACTAATGGTTTAGCTACTAACAAAGGCACAATTATATTAAATAATAATCTGTCCCCTTTAAAAGAAAAAAATGTAATAGCCCATGAGATGGTGCACATCAATCAAATGAAAAGAGGTGATTTAGATTATGATGATTGCAATGTTTATTGGAAAGGTAAGAAATATCCACGAAGCACTATGAAAGAAGGGGCAAAAAATTTGCCTTGGGAAGCTGAAGCTTATAAAAATTCATAAATGAAAACTTCTAAAAAAGGTTATTTAAAAAACAGCCCTGATGTTAATAAGCCCCAAAATATTATACAGGGGGGTCATATAACAATGAAAGGAGTTAACTTTAAGGTATTAGGCACTGACGACCGAGGGTATACTAAAATAATGCATCCAGGACTTGATTATTATTTTCCAGGGGCTAAGTATGTTATAGAAACACCCCTTAAAAAATAATTATTAAATATAATCAAATGAGATATCTATTTATTGCATTACTAATTGTAGGAGCATATTTTGAAAATAGCCATTTAGCTTTTTTATTAACCGACTCCTTATTTATAAAAAAAGATTAAAAATTAACACTAATAATAACATTAAAACAAAAAACAATGGCATACACACAAATGACGGGTAGAGAGCCTCTAAAAAACAAAAAATTTGAGGAACTAACTAATGGAACTCCTTTAAGACAACAAAGTAGATTACAAAACGCTCTGGATAAAGCAGATAAAAAATCAAAGGACGATGGTGGGACACGCTATTATTCAGGTGATTTTGGAGGCGGCGGTAATCGAAGGGTTGCATCTGGAAGAAATAGAGACATATTAAGCTATGCAACTACTTTCGTAAAAGAGATGGTTTCACCATCAGAACCAACCAAAGAAGAAACCAAAGGTTCAGGTTTTGGCGGTAGAGGATATTAATATAAATTAACAATTAAATCTAATCAAATGAAAAAATTACTTATCACATTATTATTACTAGTATCAACTCAATTATTTGCGCAAAAAGAGCTAAGTGGTTTATGGGAAAGCAAAACCTCTTCTTATATGACCACGATAATATCTTCTAAATATGCGGTATTAAATGTTTTTAACACAAGTTTTGACGAGAATAGGGTAATAACAGAAAAAATAATAGATTACAAAAACAATAAATTAACAACTAATTTATACAATTCTCTTAATGGTTACGCTGTACAAATTGAATATTCTTTACAAAGCGAGGATGTTATTGTTTGTACTTATAGTGGTGATATGATAGGAGATATTATATTAACCAGATTAAAATAAATAATTATGTACACACAAATAGCGGGTAGAGGGCCTTTAAAAAACAAAAAAATTGAGGCTCTAACCAATGAAGTACCCTTAAAACAAGAAAGCGCGAATGATGAAAAAACAGGTGACACCATAAAAAGACCAAATTCTGAAATAAAAACTGGAGATAGACCAAAGAAATCTGGAAGAGTTTACAGTAAACAAAAAAACGCTACTTTATCTACAACCGGGGTTATTCCTGAAAGTATGAGAGGTCAAAGGTTTATAAGCAACAATAAAATATATGTTGCAGGAGCAACAGGTGCGCCTAAAACAGGCAGATTGCTTAAATCAAATTAATAATTATTAACAATTAAATTAAATTAACATGAGTAAAGTAAAAAAAATGAAATCAGAAAACTTATCAATTAGTAAAGAACAATTAGAAAAAGTACAAGGATTGCAAGCGGACTTGCAAAAGTTTTGTGCACACATTGGAGGATTAGAAGTTCAAAAAGCAAAAGCTATTTATCAAATAAATATGCTTGAAAAAGAAATGGAGGACTTTAAAAAATCTATTGAAGATGAGTATGGCCCTATTAATATTAATTTAACTGATGGTACTTATGAAGTAATACCTACGGATAAAGAAAAGTAGGATCATGGGTAATATTATAAGAAAAATAAGTATAGGTGCTGACTATAAGAACGAAGCAATGCATTACTCTGTTAAGCAGACAGTTTACGGTGGGCACGAAATTTCTCATATAATATTTGAAGAGTCTGATAATTCTTATAATATATTTATAAAAAAAGAAGACGAGGTAATGCCATGGAAGAAGTTTAATTCTAACATGGCAATATCCGTTGAGTATGACTTGGAGTACTAATGAGAAGTATATACGATTTTATCATAAAGCCAGTAGGCAATAGATATGATAATACGGTAAAGGTTGGGGAAGTAGACCTTGTGACCAACACTTCTATAGAAAGTTTTAAGCACGTTAATAATATAGCGGAAGTTGTAGAAACCCCCGCGGCATTTGCAACACCCATAAAAAAAGGTGATCTAATTGTAGTACATCATAACGTGTTTAGAGTTTTTTATGATATGAAAGGACTTAAAAAAAATAGTAGATCATTTCTTAAAGACGGACTTTTTATGTGTGCAATAGATCAAATATATTTGTACAAAAATAAAAAGAATTGGAAATCTTTTGGAGATAGGTGCTTTGTTGCTCCGGTCAAAAATAAAGACCCTTTTAGCAGCGAAAAAACAGCTAGCCTTATTGGTATACTAAAAATAGGTAATAAGCCCTTAGAACGCGCTGGAATTAGCCCAGGAGACATAATTGGATTTACGCCAAATAGCGAATGGGAATTTGTTATAGATAATCAGATTATGTATTGTATGAAATCAAATGATATTGTTATAAAGTATGAGCTCAATAGAAACGAAGAAGAATATAATAGCGGCTGGGCGCGAAGCAATTAAAGAATTAGTAAAGGTAGCAAAAGAAAAGATCGTTGACTCAGAGGAAGATATATCCGCTGACAGACTTAAAAATGCTGCCGCTACTAAAAAGCTTTGCATATTTGACGCTTTTGAAATATTAAATAAGATACAGGAGGAAGAGCAAATGATTTTAGACTCTAACAATAAAGAAAGTAAACCTGCTTTTAAAGGGTTTGCAGAAGGGAGATCTAAATAATGGCTTACGAACAAACGTTATACAAAGTAGTTAATGATTACATTAAGCCTGCTATAATTAAAAAAAAGAATCGCTATTCTAAATGGGATTACGGCTATAACAAAGAACACGATGTTGTTGTAATTAGTAAGTCCGGAAAAATAGGCGATATATACGAAATTGGCAATGTAATGATTGCATTACCCAAAGTAGAAAATGTAAAAGATTTAGGAGACAACAAATGGAAGGCCACGGAATATCCTAAGCTATTAAAAAAAATTAAAAGTGTTCAAGATTGGAACGCTTATCCCAATAGTTTTAAAGAACAATGGCATCCATATATAGATGAAGAATTTGAAAGACGTGAAAAAGGTTTTTGGTTTGTTAATAAAGGCAAGTCTACTTATATTACTGGCACTCATTATATGTACTTGCAGTGGTCCAAAATTGATGTCGGATTACCGGACTTTAGAGAATCAAACAGATTATTCTATATATTCTGGGAGGCCTGCAAAGCGGATTCAAGATCGTACGGTATTTGTTACCTTAAGAATCGACGCTCTGGATTTTCATTCATGTCGTCGGGAGAAACAGTTAATTCAGCTACGATATCTTCGGACTCTAGATTCGGTATACTATCCAAATCAGGGGCTGATGCTAAAAAAATGTTTACGGATAAAGTTGTACCAATCTCGGTAAACTATCCGTTTTTCTTTAAGCCAATACAAGACGGTATGGACCGTCCAAAAACAGAGTTAGCATATAGAGTACCTGCCTCTAAGTTTACAAGACGTAAATTAGAAGATAACCAAATGGCTACTGAGCTTGATGGGCTAGACACAACTATTGATTGGAAAAACACAGGTGATAATAGTTACGATGGTGAAAAATTAAAGTTACTAGTTCATGACGAATCTGGTAAGTGGGAAAAGCCTACTAATATACTTAACAACTGGAGAGTTACAAAAACTTGTTTAAGACTGGGTAGTAGAATCATTGGTAAGTGTATGATGGGGTCAACATCAAATGCATTAGATAAAGGGGGTAAAAACTTTAAAAAATTATACGACGGTTCGGATGCATTATTAAGAAATAAAAATGGGCAAACTAAAACAGGTTTATATAAACTGTTTATTCCTATGGAATGGAATTATGAGGGTTTTATTGATCAGTACGGCTATCCTGTGTTTGATACTCCAAAAAAAGAAACATTAGATCCTCAAGGAAATTTAATTACAGAGGGGGTAATACAACATTGGGAAAATGAAGTTGAAGGTTTGAAGGACGACGCAGACGCCTTAAACGAATATTATCGTCAATTTCCAAGAACAGAGCAGCATGCTTTTAGAGATGAAGCTAAACAATCTATTTTTAATTTAACAAAGATTTATCAGCAAATAGATTATAACGAAGAATTAAAAAATTCTGCTATGGTCACTCAGGGTAATTTTCAGTGGGAAAGCGGAATTAAAGATACTAAAGTAATGTTCTACCCAAACAAAAATGGTAGATTTTTTATTACTTGGGTTCCAGATAAAGAACAACAAAACAACTTAATAATAAAAAATGGTATTAAATATCCTGGCAATGAACATTTGGGAGCTTTTGGATGTGATAGCTATGACATTAGCGGTGTTGTTGGTGGCGGCGGATCTAATGGATCGCTTCATGGATTAACAAAATTTTCTATAGAAAACGTACCCCCTAATCATTTTTTTCTTGAATATATTGCAAGACCTTCAACAGCAGAAATGTTTTTTGAAGATGTATTAATGGCTTTAGTATTTTATGGAATGCCCTTATTAGCAGAAAACAATAAACCTCGACTACTTTATTATTTGAAACGTAGAGGATATAGAGGATTTAGTATTAATAGACCAGATAAAATATATAATAAATTATCGTTAGCAGAAAGAGAAGTAGGGGGAATACCTAATTCAAGTGAAGACATAAAGCAAGCCCATGCATCCGCTATAGAAACATATATAGAAGATTTTGTGGGGGAAAAAAAAGATGGGTATGGTGATATGTATTTGCAAAGAACTTTAGAAGATTGGGCTAAGTTTGATATAAATAATAGAACAAAGCATGATGCTTCCATAAGTTCAGGATTGGCTTTAATGGCTTGTAATAAGCATAGGTATAATCCTAAAGGTGTAATTAAAATTAAATCATATTCTTTAGGCTTTAAAAAATATAACAACGAGGGGACTACTTCAAAAATAATATAATAAATGAATATAAGTACAAATACTAATAGCTCATTTCCAGATCAAGTTGTAAGTGACGCTGAGAAAGCTACGTTAAAATACGGACTTCAAGTTAGTAGAGCTATTGAACAAGAATGGTTTAATTACGGAGGGAGCGGTTCAAATCGTTATGCTACAAATTGGAATAGCTTTCATAATCTACGATTATATGCTAGAGGGGAACAAAGTATTCAAAAATATAAAGACGAGCTAGCTATTAATGGAGATTTATCTTATCTTAATTTAGATTGGAAACCGGTACCTATACTATCTAAGTTTTCAAATATAGTTGCAAACGGTATAACTCAAAAACAATATGAATTAACCTCGTTTGCTCAAGATCCTGAATCTTTAAAGAAAAGAACTGATTTTGCTGAAGACATATTATTTGATATGCTAACAAAAAACGAGAGAGCTCAAGCTTCAAAAATTGTTAACGTAGATTTAAGCAGATCTAATATTCCCTCAGATAGCTTACCTGAGTCAATAGAAGAAAGGGATTTGCACATGCAGCTAAGCTATAAACAAGCTATTGAGGTTGCAGAAGAAGAAGCTATAGAAACTGTATTAGCTACTAATGAATTTGACTTAACTAAAGCTAGGGTTAATCAGGATTTAGTAAATATAGGAATAGGTATAACCAAAACCTCTTTTAATCCAGCGGAGGGAATTGTAGTTGATTATGTAGATCCGGCTTATTGTGTTTGGTCTTATACGGAAGACCCGCATTTTAATGACATATATTATGTTGGAGAAGTTAAATCTATAACTATTCCTGAGCTTAAAAAAGAATTTCCAAATATTCTTGACGAAGAATTAGAACGTATACAAAAGATGCCGGGTAGTCGAAGTTTTATTAGAGGTCTTCAAAATTACGACTCTAATACTGTCCAAGTGTTATATTTTGAATATAAAACTTATACTGACCAAGTATTTAAAATAAAAAGAACAGATTCAGGTTTAGAAAAAGCTATAGAAAAAACTGATGAGTTTAACCCTCCTCCAAATGATAACTTTGAAAGAGTATCAAGGTCTATAGAAGTTTTGTACGAGGGAGCAAAAATTATAGGAACCGATATAATGCTTAGATGGGAAATGTCAGAAAATATGACAAGACCTTTAGCTGATACAACTCGTGTTGAAATGAGTTATTCTTTGTGTGCCCCTAGAATGTATAAAGGAAAAATACAATCGCTAATAAGTAAGTGTATAGGTTTTGCTGATGTTATTCAACTAACTCATTTAAAAATACAGCAAGTGCTATCTAGAATGGTGCCTGATGGTATATTTTTAGACATGGACGGGTTAGCCGAGGTGGATCTAGGCAATGGAACAAATTACAATCCAGCAGAAGCTTTAAATATGTATTTCCAAACGGGTTCAGTTGTGGGTAGATCTCTTACTCAAGATGGGGATATGAACAGAGGTAAGGTTCCTATACAAGAATTAAGTTCTTCTAGCGGTATAAGTAAAATACAATCCCTTATTACTGCATATAATTATAATATGCAAATGATCAGAGATGTTACCGGATTGAACGAAGCAAGAGACGGGTCATTACCCTCAGCGGATTCATTAGTTGGCTTACAAAAAATGGCAGCTAACGCTTCAAATGTAGCCACTAAACATATACAAGATGCAAGTATATTTTTAGCTTTAAGTACCTGTGAAAATATTTCTTTAAAAATAGCCGACGTTTTAAATTTTCCATTAACTAGAAATTCTTTAATGAATAGTATATCTACGTTTAACGTAGCCACACTTAATGAAATACAAAACTTAAATCTTCATGATTTTGGTATATATTTACAATTAGAACCAAACGACGAAGAAAAAGCGGAATTAGCTGCTAATATAAACGCTTCTTTACAGCAGGGAAGTATTGACATAGAAGATGCCATAGACATAAGAGAAATTAAAAATCTTAAGTTAGCTAATCAAATGTTAAAGTTGAAGCGTAGAAAAAAACTAGAAAGAGAACAGGCACTCACACAACAAAATATACAAGCTCAAGCGCAAGCTAATGCAGAAGCCTCAGAAAAAGCTGCTATGGCAGAAGTGCAAAAGCAACAAGCCTTAACAGCAGAAAAAGTTGCTATTGAGCAGGCTAAGTCGCAATTTGAAATGCAAAGAATGCAAACAGAAGCTCAAATTAAAAAGCAATTAATGGCAACAGAGTTTGAATATAATATGCAATTAGCTCAAGCTCAGATAGGTGCTACTAAACAAAAAGAATCTGAAATAGAGGATCGTAAAGATAAAAGAGTAAAAATACAGGGTACTCAGCAAAGCGAATTGATACAACAAAGACAAACTGAAGGAATGCCTAAGAATTTTGAATCTCAAGGTAATGACGTAATGGGAGGATTTGACTTATCATCATTTGACCCCAGCTAAATAAGTATTTAATAATTATATAATATTATATCATGAATGAACAAACAAAAACGGAAGGGTCTTTTAAGATTCAATCCAAGCCAAAGCTAACTGACGAACAGTTTGCTGCAAAAAACAAGGAGCCTTTAATAGATGTTCCAAGTAATGTAACTAGAGTAGTAATTCCTAAAGAAGAAAAAGATGCCAATCCAGAGCCAAGCGCAGGCAGTATGGTTAATGATGAACGAGCCGAAGATATTCAAAAAGTGGAGGAAGGAATACCCGAACCAGTCATTAAAGAAATTACCGAAGAAGAAAAAATAGAAGTAAAAGCTGAAGAACCAGTAGTAAAATCTCAACCTATTCAAAATGATTTACCAGAAAATATAAACAAACTGGTGGACTTTATGAAAGAAACAGGTGGGACTATGCAAGATTATATTAGGCTCAATACAAATTATGAAGACGTTGATAGAGATGTCTTAGTAAAAGAATATTATAAAAGTACTAAACCTCATTTGTCGCAAGAAGAAATTGATTTTATGATCGAAGACACTTTCGCATTTGATGAAGATATTGATGAAGAGCGAGACATCAAAAGAAAAAAACTCGCATATAAAGAGGAGGTTTCAAAAGCCCGAAAGTTTTTACAAGATACTAAAGAAAAATATTATGATGACATCAAGTTGAAGTCACCTAGTCTTTCGGAGGATCAGCAAAAAGCATCGGATTTTTTTAATCGATATAAGGAGGACCAGGAAAGAAACTCCCAGAATCATGAGAAGTTTAAAACTCAAACTGAACAATTATTTAATAAAGATTTCGAAGGTTTCGATTTCGATTTAGGAGAAAAAAAGTTTAGATATGGAGTTCAAAATGCTGCTCAAGTGGGAGAAAAACAATCGGACATCAGCAATTTCATAGGGAAGTTCCTTGGGGAAGATGGTGCGGTTAAAGATACTAAGGGGTATCACAAGGCTTTATACGCAGGAGCAAATGCTGATAAAATAGCAAATCACTTCTACGAACAAGGCAAAGCAGATGCTATTA